GGTGCCGGCGTAGTTCTTCCACTTGGCCTCGACCGAGGCGTCGATACCCGCACAGACGGTGCCCGTGCTGGCGTCCTGGTACACGATGGTCTGACCCGAGAAGCCGGCCTGAGTGACGCCCGTGTCCAGCATGTTCAGGTAGTACGGGACGCCGTAGGGGAACAGTTTGTCCGTGGCGTTGGTCGGGGTCTTCCAGGCACGATCTTCAATCAGATCGGCCAGGGACCACAGGCCATCCGTCCGACGGGACTCCATCAGGTTGATGTAGCCCTTGGCCGAGTTCTTGTTCCGCAGGATTTCCACGATGTCCCACGAATAGTTGGTGCCGATCTGGCACCAGGGAACGTCGATCTGACGCTGGACGTTCGCCACGCTGGGCTGGTCCACGTCGAACAGCTTGCGGTAGCTGGCGTTGCCGCTCTGGTCCAGCATGACGTTACGCTGGATGCTCGTGCCGCCGTCCACCTGCATACGCTCCTCTTGGTAGATGCGGCAGAACTCGTACTCCTGGTTTGTCCAGGCGACCTCGAAGGTCTGCTTGGGCAAGTCCTTGAGGGTGGTGGCGATCAGGTCGATCAGTTTGTCGTTGTCGATGCCCGTATAAGTACCCTACCTTTCAGTAGTTACAGCTTTTGGGGACAGACTAGCCGAAGACGCCTTGAAGCCGAGTCTGAGCCCGGCCGATGAGTTCGGCCCGGTCCCGAGGGGCAGCGTTCGGATCGGTACGACCTTGGGCGGTCGGCCGAAGAGTGATGCCCTTGGCTCGCTTCTGGACGCTCGTTCTAATCTGGTCCCTAATGATGGTTTCTTTGGTCCCGCTGGAGACAGAATCGTGAGCCAGCGTCAAGGCATCCTGGACGGACAACTGCCGTCCCTGATAGGCGGCCCCGGCGATCAAGGCGTCAGCAGTCTCCAGTACCTTGCTGCGTGTCTCGATCTGGGCTGGCGTGAGCGTAGCCATCCCCTTGCCATAGGCTTCGGCAAACGGGGCCATGCTCTTGTCAGTGAAGAAATCCTGGACTACCTTACCCAGTGCTTCCTGCTGAGACCGGCGAGCCTGCTCCTGGGCCTGGGTCGCACCCTGGATCAGGGGTTGCACCGCGGCAATCGCGGCGTTGACCGGGCCGGCTAGGGCTTCGATCAATTCCTGGTTCCCGAACTTCTCCACCATCTGTGCTACGTTGATCGGTTGGAGACCGGCGGCAACAGCCGGGGCCTGGGCCTGGACAGGAGCCGAAGTTGTCCCCGCAGGAACAGAGGTAGACCCCTGTTGTCCACGAATCTTCCGGCCGAGTTCCGCCCATTCGTTGATCTCCTTCGAGCGGGAGTCGTGCATACGCTCGAATGTCTTGATCGCCAGGTCCGGGTTCGCCTTGGCGAAATCGGTGATCTCCTGGTCCGTCCAGCCTCGGGCTTTCGCCGTCCGAATGTACCCGGCGGGAAGGGTGGGCGTCTCAGCTACCTGTTCGGTAGCGGGGGCGGCTGCTTCCGCAGGGGTCTCGGCTGGCGTCTCCTCGGCGGGAGTTTCGACCGGAGTCTCGACTGGCGTCTCCACAGCAGGGGTGGCTTCGACTGCCGGGGTATCGGGGGTCTCGATGTCGTTGAAGGCGTCGAGGTGTGCTTGCACCGCGTCCACCACAGCGGGGGTATCGGAGGCCCGAGAAGCCGGAGCTTCGGCTGCCACTACTAGGTTGTCGGTCGTGTCTGCCATGTTATTCCTCGTCTGCTGTCCGGTGTTCCCGGAGGTAGGAGACTACTACATCAGATCAGATTCCCGAGAATCTGTCAAGAATTTCTTGTACCCCAAATTCGCATACCTCGAAGCTAGGCACAAAAGAGAGGCGGAAAAGATCACTACGCCCAGATACCATAGGGGTAGCCTGGTGAAGCCAAGTGAGATCGACCAGCCCGCGGGCCAGATCGTCCACTCGTCCACTTTGATCGGTCTCCACCGCGTCACAAACCATGTTATATCCTCAATCAAGAGTGAGAGCGGGAGGGCCGCTACTCCCATAAGGATGGTGTACTTCTTCCGGTGACAGGCGATCCATTGGAGATGTAGGATCGCCAGGGAAAACGAAGCTACCATCATCAGCGAGAGAAGACAGAGGTGGTAATAAGCAAAATGCCCTCCAGTCCAGGGTATCGTCTTAAAGTTTCCACCATCGGTATTAATATATACCGCTTCAAGAATCCCATAGGTGGTCCCCGCGGCGAACACCAGAAGGAGGAGCGTCACCAACTCGATCTCGTAGGAGAGTTTGGTCCATAGTCTACTCACCGGAAGTCCTTCGTATCTGTCCAGCCAGCGGCCCGCATGTAGGCCCGTTTCTCCGAGAGACTGTGCATGACCGGGATCATGGACCCCTCCCTCATCACCAGTTCGGTGTTCGGGAACCGCGAACGGTGTTCGGCCACGTCCTCGGGATCGGCCAGGAAACCCATCGACTGCAACTCAACCGGCTTGGTGTAGTTCCCCCGGACGGCTCCGCTCCGGGCGAAGGCGTTGAGCTTCAATTCGCCGCCGCAGTTCGGGCAGGGCGAGGGACTGTGGCGATCCGCGACATTATGGAACTCATCCGTCTCGGTCTTGCAGCCATCGCAATGGTAGGTATATGTTGGCATTACGGCATCCCCATCGGCATCGGTGAAGTGGAGGCCGGTGCAGGAGCCGAAGCCGCCTGCGGAGCCGCCGTCATCCTCTGTGCTAATTTGTTCTGAACGTCCATCGCCCGCTGGTGAAGTGTATCCATCACCTGTTGATACGTCTGAACAGCCTGTACGTTTTTCACCTTCTTCGCTACGTCCTGTTCCTTCTTGAGAGAGTCAATTCGGTCCAGTATGTATTTGACGTACTGATTCGGTTGACTTTCCGGGTCAGGAGTAGTTTGTGACATTATGTGATCTGTCACCAACTGGTGCAGAGATTTAATATCTCCCTGTCCACTTGTAGCGGCCTGAAGGTTCTGTTGGGTGTTGGCGTTCATGGCGGCCTGCCGGGTCGCAGCGACCTGAGCCGCCCGTTTTGCCGGGTCGCTGAGAGCCATGAGGTCTTGCTGCATCTGGCCACCCTGCGGCACACCCGCACCACCTGTACCTAGACTATCGTTGTTAGGCATTGTCACTCCCTTTGGGGAACGCCCCAGCCAGACCCTTCTTGACCTTCTCCTCCATGTCCACCGCCGCCTGGACAGAGCCACTCTTTTGCTTCATATGTTTGAGGGCCGCCTGGTGACGCTTCTCGTTCATGCGAATCTCCTGGGCCAGGGTCAGATGCCGAGCGTCATCCTCGGCCTGAAAATCGTCGGGGACATTGGCGGTCGCACCGCCCAGAGTTGTTTTCTTCGACATTGTGTTCTCCTAAATTGTCATTACCGATTGGTTTGGTTGGGCATCGGCCGCCATGTCCATCGGACCAGCAGCAAAGTTCATGCGGGAGTCCGCACCGTTCATAGCCACGTTGCCTGGCTGGCCGTTTTGAAGAACGGCACCCATGCCCCCTCCGGCCCCCGCCACTTTCCCATTGTCCGGTTTCGGGGCCGAGTTCATCATCTGCAACATCTGGGCCTGGAAGTTGGGATCATAGAACACCTCATCCATCCACTCCAGGTCCATTTCCTTCGCCAGTCGTATGACAAACTTCGGGAAGGAGAAGGGAACCTGCATCTGCTGACAGACCATCGCGGCCTGGGCCGCAGCCGGCAGAACTTTGCCGGCGAACAACAGGGCCTTCTGCAACCGTTGTGCTGGGTCCATCCGGCTCATGGACTTCTCCTCGATCTCGAAGTGGAAGTCCAGGAACTCACCCTGTCGAACGTCCGGGTTCAGAATAGCCTGCTGCTCAATCATCTTCGGAGGGACCAAGACCGGACCCATCGGAGACATTACCGTCTGAGCCGGGATCGGAGTCCGCTTGATAAGAGGCAATGCGATCAGAGGATCAGTGTGGAGATACCATGCCAGTTTCCGTTGGATGTTCTTGGTCCCCAGGTACACGATATCCCGCATGTCTTCCACGCGAACGCCCTGATTTCCCTGGAGGATATTCGCCTGGGTCGCTGTGTTGGCGTTGGAGGCGTTGCCGCCCAACTGGTCCGTGTTTCCCGAGGCCAGGTTGAACCAGTACGAGAGTTGCTGGAGGTGCGACTCGTTCGACCGTTGTTGGCCGCCGAAAGAGAAGACCTTGGCCCCGTCCGTGTCAGCCAGGCCGATGGCCTCGCCGTCACCTGCGTCGATGATCTCCTGGGCGTCGTCTGCGGCCGAGGGCTTGTAGCCCAGGATGTCCTTCTGTCGCTCGGCCTGCTCCATGATCTTCTTCGCCATCTTGTTCGCGGCGATGTGGAGATCGAACCAGATGCCCACCGGGGCGATGGGAAGCGGGTTGTTGGGCATGGGAGGAGTCAGAGCCAGGTAGGTGTACGGCCCCTCGTCCGGGCCATCGTAGTCGTCCACCCGCAGGTAGTCGTCGAATACGGTCTGACCGCAGGGCATGGTGACGATGGCCTGGGCCGCCGGCACCCATATCTCCCGCACGTCCACGAGGTCTTGGAGGTCCGCGACCTGTTCCGGGCTGACCTCGTGCTGCGAGATCGTCTCTACCTCCCGGCGGGAATAGGGGTCGCTCGTCGCGGTGTGGAGCCGCTCGATCAGGTCGTTCTTATAGAGGCCGCTGTCCAAGAGCATCTGGCGGGGCACCCGGACGCGGTGGCCCACGAAAGAAGCTTCCTCGATCCGTCGGGCCGCGGGGTCCAGAATGAAGTCGTCGAAGTCCACCGTATTGGCGTAGGGTCGGCCGGCGTCGATCCGAAGATCATCCGAGAACGTCACCAGGTCTTTGCTCGTGGCGATCCCGGTCTTCATAATCCCGATGGTGAACAGCGAGTCCACGATCCACCGGCGAAGTTCGGAGCGGAGGTCCATCTCTTTGGCGAGAAAATCCAGACCGAGGCCGAGAAGCTCGGCGTACCCTCGATAGACCATAAACTTGGAAGTAACTAGCGTTTTAGGGAAGTTTGTTACAAGATTGGGGACCAGGACCGAGATGGCGTTGAAGATCATGTTGATCGGCTCGTTGCCGACCGAGGCCGCACTCCGATCATAATACTGGCCGGCGAACTCCCGCAGGAACAGCATCCTCATGGCCCGGAAGTTTCGGAGTCGGTTCTCCCCAAGTTCCACGGCTTTGTACATCCGGCGACAAGTCACTTCTTTAGGAGCGGCCATAACTGCCCTTCCTGCCATAAACCTCCGGTCGGCCGGAGGTCAGGTCAATTCGACTACCCCATTCTACCACACCCTTGCGTCCCTTGGACAGGGCCATTCTTCGGCGATATCCCAAGGATCGGCCCGGAGGAACCGGCTCGGTTGACTTCCCCGCCGGCATGTCCTCCACCCCGAGCAGGATCAGGGCATCCCCGATCACCCGGTCACCGTGGGTCATGCGGGCGTCCGCGGACTCCTTGACGAACTCAGCCGGCCCGATACTCCCGTCGTCGTAGTGGACGTAGGAGAGGGCCTCGGTGAGGGCCAGGTCCGAGTGGTTGATGATTCCGCCGTGGGCGTAGGCCCGGCGAAGGAGGCCTAAGAGTTGGGCCTTTTTCTCTTGGCTACTGTGCCAGCCATATCTCTTGCCAGCTTTCTCTCGGACGGTCCCGACCGCTTTATCCACATAATAATTCGGGTATTGCAACTGCTTGACCAGTACGCGACCAAAATCCCAACCTGGGGCACCATTCGCTTCCCAAATAACAAGCGGGTGGCCGCCATTGCGAGAGCCCCCAAACCAAACAGCGGCAGCAGCAACAATACGTGCCAGGTCGTAAGGTGGTACATTCGCATTGGCAAACTCCGCAATCTTCTCTCGGGTCTCGGCACACAGGACGGAGACCACCGAGTTGGAGGCACCCTGCCCCTTCGAGATGTCCACTCCGAAGATGTAGTTCTTCGTCTGGTCAAGACGGCCAGGAACGTGGGCCGTCCAGAACTTCCAGGAGCCGCACTTCGTAATCTGCAACTGGTTGACCTGTCGGCGGGCGATGATCCCCGGCATGGCGTCCGCTGCGATCCCCTTTAGGAAATCGAAGTCGCGTGTAAACGTCGGCTCCTTGGCGAACAAAGCCCGGTGCTGCTCAATCGGGAAGGCGTCGAAGAACGTGGCCCCGGAGCCGACGTGATCCATGTCGATTTCCTGGGCGATCTCCTGCGGAGACCGGCGTTCTCCCTCGGCATCATACCAGGGAGACCGAATCTTCCAGGCCTTCGTCGTCTCGTCCTGGACGCAATACCGGCCGCGTCCCTTCTCGGGGTGACTCCACCAAGGCAGTTTGAAGACCTTGATCTGGCCGGACTGGACCCACTTGCTGTACTCTGTGCCGGCACCGGCTGGGGTGGAGTTCACCAGACGGCAGGCCGTCACGTCGGACGTGGCCCATCGCATCTTGGTGCCCTGCTCGACCTTGGCGAACTCGTCTAGGAGAACTGCCCTTCTTCGGTCGCCCGACGCAGCATTGGAGTTAGCAGATTCACCGTCGATTTTGGACCCGTTAGCGAGGTTGGAGAAATGCATCGCCGTATCCGAAATCGGGGGAAGCATCCACGTCGGCAAGAATTTTCGTATGTAGCGGTGCTTCCAGAATAGAGATTTAGGATTATCTGAGCGATCAACATATTCCTCGGTACGAGAAATTTCAAGGAACATCGAGTCCGGTCGGAACAAAAACTGATGCTCGAAGACAAGGATATGGTTCCAGGACGCCCCCATCTCTCGGGACTTATCTGTCGCAAGGTCAAAGCCCTCGCTGATAGCCCTCTCGATCTCCAATATGTGCTGGTCTTGTATCTGCCAGGTGACGTAGGGTGCATTGACCGAGACAGCCTGGCGTTGTTTTCCCTCCCCATCCACCTCTCGCAACTTGAATGTGAACGCAAAGGCGTTGGTCCAGAACAGAACGGAGTCCCGACAAGCTGCCAACAGGTCTTGTTGGAGGGATACGTCCTCGTCGGCTTCCCGCAGGATTCGGGCTCTATATTCCAGATTCTCCTGTATTCCCTTTGGGACTTTTAACCCTGTGATCGGGCAGGTCCACACGCGGGGCGTGTCGGGGAAGGGCGTTGAGAGTTCTGGCTTATGAGTCTCCAGGCTCATCATCTTCCTTTGGTGCCGCAGCATCCGCCAGGGCGTTAATCTTCGCCTTACCGAGATCGGAGACCTTATCGGCTAGACTCTTGCCCTGATCCTCGATCACAGCCACAGGGATTTTCCCTTCGATCCTGGAGTACAGCAGGTCAATGGCCGTCCAGTTGGGTCGGTTGACCGTCTTTTCGCCCGTCTTCACATCCTCCTCGGTGAACCCGAGGGCGTGTTTCCAGACGAGGCCGGCGAGGGCCTGGGCCTTCGTGATCGGGTCTCCATCCTCGTTGCAGGTCTCCACGTCCAGGGCCAGGGCACGGAGGTACTTGGAGAGAATCGCACCCGTCGGAACTTTGAGACTTCTCTCTGACTTAGCCACGGATTTTCTTCTTCCTCGTTTTACGGCGATAACCATCCTGCCATAGGACAGCGGTTATCTCTTTGGCGATCTGACAAACCCGTTTCTCGGTCCACCGCCAGTTGATTGCGTGGGCGACTTCGTGGATCAGCGTGTCGAGTCTCTGTTTCGGCGGTTGGTTCTTGGCAAGTTCGATGAGACGGCGGGACCAGGTGCATTCGCCAAGGTTATCGGT